CATCCGCTTGTTGTCGCGAAGATCCCGCATGGCTTCCCAAGGGTTGCCGTTGTACGGGTCGCTGGCCGGGTCCATCAGGTAGAACTCGTAGCCGTCGTCGATCAGTTGTTGGTATTGATCATCGACCTGATTGATCATCGCCCGGTATGACGCCTGCACCCGAGGGTCGCCCGGAGCATGCGGCATGGCGTCATAAGCATCAGCTATCCGCCGTGAGCGAGCCTCGTCTATGCTTACAAATTCGCCTTGTCGCCGGAGTTCGATGCCGTGTTTGGCGGCGTATCGCTCTGCGGCATCGACGAGGCCGATGATGGGGCCGAAGGGCTTGCCTCCGATTTTGGTCGCGCTTGGGAGGGGCTCGGCCCGCGTCGGCGGCGCAGCAGCATATAGTTCCGCCGCGCCTCCCCCCGGCCCTGGGGATCGTCCTCCTCGTCCAGGTCCGCGTTCGGGTCCGAATACGCCATCGACTTCTCCTTGATTAAGAGTTAGCGGGCCTTCCTGGCCTTCAGCCAGTTTTCCATCTCGAACTCGTCCTGTTCCTCCGAGCGTGTCGGGTTCTCCAGGTCGTCCAGGCGTTCCGCTTCGTCCCAGTCGATTGTTGACGTATTTTCTGGCGGCGTTGGCGTAGTCTGGTGCGTCGTCGTCCGCATAACCTCGCGCTCCCTCTGCGTTGCCCTTAGCACTATCATATAGTCGCTTTTCTGGATACCACAATAAGGCCTGAAGGTCGCTCATGGTAAGTTTTGCGTTGCTTAATTGACGCATCTCTGGGCTGTCGTTGAGTTCACCGAGGGCTTTCGTAAAGACCGCCCTAATGAATGTCCGCTCCCTGGGTCCAGACGGTGCCTCTACCTGCCCGTCGAGGTATCCATAAAGGCCATTAGCCGCCTTCCTCAGTAGAGCGCCGCCATCAACAGCATTCAGCCGCTCCCGCCACGCAGGGTCCATTGAAGCTTTTTTCGTAACCGCCGCCAAGACATCAATCTCGGCCTTTGTCATGCGTGTCGCGATACGCGCACCAGTGCCTTTGTATAAGGCGCGCATTTGGCGTAATTCATCGGGCGAGGCCACTGAAAAAAGTGCGGTGATTTGCGCCCGCTTCTTCGCCTCCATCGCCGCATTGCGCTTGATGAGTGTACCGCGCCAGCGCCCGACCGTCCGCATAAGCCAGCGGTCCATCGTTAACTCATCAAAATTTCCGTATAGGTTTGAAAAGAACCCGTTACCTATCTTCGGCCCTAGAATAGACGCCCCACGAACCAGTGTATCCTTGCCTTCGCCGCTAATTTTAACATCGTACTCAGCCTCGATCTCCCGAACCGTGGTTTTCTTGTTCATGAAATCGACTAACTTGGCGTGATCACCATCAAACCGCGCAAGCATCTTGTGGTACATGCCGAGGCCCGAATTGATAGCAGACGCGGCATCGCCAATCCCCGCATTTGTAGGGAAAGACCCCGTGGTCTGTAGCGCCTCGTAAGCTTTGCCCGCAATCTCGAAGTTTTTGTCAACCTTTAGTCCGTTGGACGTGACGGCCAACGCCCATATGAATTGAAGCTTATTGACAAGGTTCGTCGCCACCTCTGGGTAAAGCTCGGCAACAGATTCCAGCGCCGCCGTCACAGTCCGGTCATACCAGCCAATGGCGTTGACGTTATCTTGCAGTGCTTCAATGGCGTCACTTTTGAGCATATCAGCAAGGCGTCGGATGTTTTCTGGCGTTAGATCGGAGAGGTCAATGCCTTCCTCTCGCTGCGCCGCCAGCGCCGCTTCCTGAAGGCTGACCTTGAACTCTCGGCCTGTTGGGTACACCTTGGTTGCCGCCATCTCCCGTGCCTTCGACAAGGGGCTCTCTGTGGCCCCCTGATACAGTATGCGCGGGTCGCTGGGGTCGTAGGTGCCTCGGTTATTGACGGACTTGATCTGAGTCGGGTCGAAGGCGACGACCTCTGATATTCCCCTGTCGGTTCGCACCACAACACCGTCAAAACCGTTCTCTTTGGCCCACGCAGAGAAGCGATCCGATTCTGAACTGATAAGATTGTACGAGTGCCGGTTGTCAGCCCGGTCTGCACTCTTAAAGCCTGCCTCTGACAATCGAGCGCGCGTAGCAGGCCAGCCTTCCTCGCTCAAATCAAACTCGAATGGCCTCTCCATTTTGACATGCGCCTCAATAACTCTGCCAACGTCTTCGCCCTGATCGTTCAGCGAATAATCGAAAGCCTCGTCCGCATCGTCCGTTAGGTAAATGCCCTTGCCGTAAAACCCGCCATCCCGTTCTGTTGCCGCCGATGTGTCGAAGCCGTCGAAGTCGCGAGGCGTCCCATGATAAAACGTGCTTGGCTCGCCAGTCTCAGGGTCGAGTAACTTGCCCTCGCCAAACCACGCCCGGAACTCCGGCGTCTCAGTCTTAACCCGGCCATCCTGATTGTACGTCACGCCGTCAGGGTCTGGCTTTGCCTTTGCTTCCAGGTCATCGACCTTGGCCTGCAGATCATCAACGGCGCGAGACGATGGCGCGAACCCCGGCGTCCCGCCTTCATCAACGGACTTCACAGTGCTAGTCGAAACTATGCGCCCGTCCCGGATCTCCAGAGGATAAGCAGCGCGGAACTCATCGAACGGCATGCCAGACCGGACCACAGCGGCCTCATACTGGCGCGTCAGAAGTTCAATGCTCGCCTCGATCTGGTCTTCAGGCAGAGAGGACGACCGGGAAGCTTGCTCCATTAAATCTGATTGGAATGCTTTGACGGCGGCATCATGCTCTTGCGTCCGGGCTATGTTCGGGAGCGCCGCCAGTCTGGCTTGGCTTCGAGCCGACCGAGATGCAAACGCGCCGATGCCAGCGCCCAGAGCCCCACCCAGGAGCGCACCCGACGCAGTCCCGATCAACGCCTCTAACTGAGAACGACCGGGCTGCGCGCCGTACAGGATAGCCTCGTCGATTGCGGCGCCCGCGCCGCCCCATGCCGCCGTGCTAAGGCCTGTTCGCCATGCGGCTTGCCCGACCTTGAGCCCGCGGTAGATTTGCCCGCCAGGAAGCAGCATCGTCGGAGAAGCCGCCGCACTCAGCAAAACGGCTGCCATCCCCATCCATCCGCCCTCATCCAAAGTCTTTTGATGCTTACGGTAGCGGTCCAATTCCGCCTTCATGGCGGTCAGTTCTGTATCGTTGTTTACGCCAACAAAGCTATCCGCGAATTGCTCGTACCCGCTAATGCGGCTGGCCTCAAACGGGTCATATTCAAGGTCGATCTGCGATGCCCCGCCACGATAGCGAAGGCTCGACGCCAAAGCGCCGCCAGGGTTCTCTGTCGCCCAAGCAGCAGGCAGCACTTCGCTAAAGAACGATCCCTTGGGAGACCAAAAAGACTGCTCCTCTGGAACCGGCGCGGGCGCTTGGCCACCTTGGCCCTCGATGATGTTCTTAGCTGAGTAGAATGCCATTACTTAAACCACCTCTTCATCCGCGATATGATCGAAGGCTTATCCTTGCCCAGCTGCGCCGTTATCTCCGCATCGGAGAAACCTTTCTTTTTCATCGCCGCTTTAACGACTGTGCCTAACTCTTTTATGGCCCTCTGCAGGTCAGATGATTCGCCGTATCTACTCTTACCTAAAATAGAAGGCGCGACATCGCCCTTTCGGTTGACATTAACACCCGCCGCTTCAAGGCCTGTTGCTATCTCAGTCTTGCTGTAGAACGTCCTCAGATACCTTATGTGGTCTTCGTTAGTGGGATCTACATGTCCCTGACTGTAGGCATTCATTACGTCAACGTAGTTAATGAACCGGACGTGATCGCTGAAGCTGCGTTCTGCGTCCAGCACCCGCTCTATGGCCGAGCCCTTCAGAAGCCCTTCCTGCCGCAGCATGTGTAGCCCTTTATGAGTCAACTCATGCGCCACAGTGACCGGGGTCATCTCCGCGTAGAATTTGTGGAAGTCACTCCTATTTACATCTAAGTCGCCAGCCGCAATTTTTATCTTGCCGGTTGCTTTATCATAAGTACCTCTAAGACCCGTCTTTTTCCCAAGCGGCCCCGTCGATAGGGTATTAGATACGCCGCCGTTCTTCTCAATATCCGCCATAGCCAATTTAGCTAGTGGGTTGTTTTTGAGATACGGGTCTATAGCGTGGCTGAACTCGCCATCCGCCATATCCACCAACTCAGGAGGCACTTCTGTGCGCGTACCGAGAGTATCGTCGCCTGCGCCACCACCGAGATCGTCAACGCCCTGCCCGCCGCCAAGTTCCCCGCTAAGTTCGCGACTGCGCGCCTTCGCAGCTTCTACTGCTTCGGACTCCGTCGTGAAGCCTGGGATCACCTCACCCGTCTCTATGTCCAACACCTGATCGTTGGCGTTCGTCATCTTGGGTATCCCATAAAGAGCAGCGGTCTCTGCCCTCGACGTCATCTTACCCCAATTGAGCGACGGTATATTGTACCACAGGCCTGTTGAAGGGTTTTGAACCGTCACACTTAGCTCAGACTCAGCTTCGCCCTTTGCGTTCCTGTAGATCACCCTCCCATATTTTGTTTTTTCTAAATCATCTGGCGTTGTGGCATCTGGCGTCGTGGCATGGAAATACTCGCCATCCGCAAGCTTCACTGATTGCGCGTGCCTTTGGGCAGTATTGCGGTCAGCCGCCAACTGGTCTTTCCGGTCATATATCGGTACGCCCTTGCTCTCTGGCGTCTCGTCCGAGACATCAAAAGCGGGAGGAGCCTTGCCGTGCTTCTCGGTGTAGGCGTCAACCATGCGCTTGATCATCGCGTCACGGTCAGCGCCCGGTTCCAAACCAGCGGGAATGCTGATCCAGCGCAGGAAGCTTTCATCATCCGCCACAGCCTCGGCCAGACGGGCTTCATTCATTGGCATCCGTGCAGCAATAGCATCCGCTGTCGCTTGCGCTTGGGCCACACGATCCTTGCGGGCATCAGCTATCGTCGCCGCGTTAGCCATATCCGCTCCAGCTTGCTGCCGCTTCTGGTATGGAGACCCGTTAAACTCAGGCTTCCATATCCCCGGCGCAGCGACCCCATCCGTCCCATCGAAGTCAGGACCAGTCCGGTCCCGGTAATTAAGCACCAGCTGCCCGTCTTTGAAGAGGTGATAACCGACCACATCATCTGTCTTCAGGTCGATCACGGCGCGCATCGATACGCCTTCCATCGCGGCAGTAATCCGCTCGCGGATTTCCTTCTCTGTAGGGTCGCGGACCTTTATGACATTGCCCTTGGCGTCCTCTTGCTTAATTTTCGCGTAGATATCAACATAAGGGAACGCGCCCGCGACAAGATCCTCCTGCATCCACGCGATAACCTGCTCTGGAGGGAGGCGACCGCCCAGCAGCGCAAAGGCACTTTTCTCGGGCGGATATTTCATAACACCCTGGCCACTAACGCCGGTCTTGCCATAGAGCGGCTTCATTAAGTCGATGGTGTTTTCCTTAGCATTCTCGACAGCGCGGCTGATTTCCATCTCGCCACCGGTCGAACGCGCAACGCGGGCTCGTAAGCTGTCCTCTACACTCTGCCTCGCCCCCATATAGGCATTGGTCCCAGGCTGGAGCCCAACACCCTCCATGACAGCCTCGACCATTGCGTCGATGTTCCTGACCTTATCGTCATTCTTGCCGTCCAGATATTCGGTGACTTCAGCGGCCCGCTCGGCGTTCGCCGGTGTATGCAAGGATCGGCCTAACTCCAACGCCTCCCTTTGCACCGCGCCCTGGCCGATGAGCCGGTTCACCGTCAACGCAAGATCATAGCTTTTACCCATGCGGGCAGGCAGGCCGATGTCTTCCTGCGCCATTGCGTGAGCCGCGTCGATTGCCGCCATCATATCATCAGGGTTTGCCCCCAACTCCAGAGTGTCCCTCATAAGCTTCACAGCCGCTTCTGGGGTACGGTGGACGGTGATAGCTATGCCGGTGGACACTTCCAGCTTATCCGCAAGCGTGGCGTCCTCCGGGAGGCCCGCCCACATGCCTTGCTGCATGATATCCAAAGCCTTGACGTCGATTTTAGACCTGGACTCGAATGGCTTCTTGCCGCTCGCAATGTCGGCAATACGGCCCTGCATTGCAACGGCTTCATCGTGGTCCTGCTTTTCCTTGGCCAGCTTGTTTATCTGGGCTTGGCTCATGTACTTCGCGTCAGGGTCCGCGCCCCCGCTCTTGCTCAGAGCCTCTTTGCGGCGGCGCTCATACAGGTCATTGTTTCGTTCGACAAATTCCTTGGCGGTTAGCGTTGCCAGTTCATCTTTCGACACGCCGTTATTGGTTAACGCCCTTGCGCTGACCGCGCTCTTGGCCAGCGTCTCCTCTCTAGCGTTCAACAGCTTGCCCGCGCCCGCAGCCCCCTGGTTATGGGCGAGCCACAGTTCCTCATTCGTCGGGTCACGCCCAAGAGCAGCGGTTAATGCCTTGCGATTGTCTTGAGTAAAGCGGGCGAGGCCTACCGTCTCAGATAAGATATCGCCCTTTGTAACGCCGTATTGCTTCGCCGTAGAATCGAGCCACTGGAAATAGCCGCCCGCCGTAGACAAAACATTCCCATCCGCATCGCGCGGGGAGCCAGTGCTCTTACCTCCGGCGCTCTCTATCTGCATGATCGTCTGGAATAATTCAGGATCAAGGTCATATGTAGCCGATGCCACAAGGAAGGCGTCCGCTACTTCAGCATCCACCTCCAGCATAGGCGAGCCGATCTGCTTAATCGCCCGAGAATATGCGGCATCCCCCCGGCCAATTCTGATCTTGTTCTCATGGTTTTGCCTGCCCGCTGGCGTCAGCGTATCAGACGCGGAAACCATAGCGTCAGCGGCGTCATAGTCTCCGTCCGATATAGCGCGCCTGATTGCGGCGTCATCAGCCACCGCCTGCTTCCTCTCAGCCAGCGCCAAGACGGCAGCCGTCCCCTTGGCCGTCAGCTTAATCTGCCCATCCCGCATCATGTCGATCACGTCGGAGGGCGCAGCGCCATTCTCTAGCAGGCTAACGGCCCGCGCTTGGCTTAGTGCCTCCTCACCGGCCTGCATGGCCTCGGCAGCCGCCACATCGCCGGTCACACCTTTAGTCGCGGCGATCATCCGAGCGTGGTTAGCCAGCGCGTCCTCATATTTGGCCGGGTCCAGCAGGACCATTGAAGAGTTCGTGTTTAGACTGTCGGAGATGTCGTCTTTCGCAGTCGCCCCGAAGCGAGCGTTCTCAAATGTCAGCGCGCTCCTATGGATGGACATACCCATAGAGAGCAGACGTTCTTGGACCAGTTGGCGCACATCCTCTGGCGCGTTCGCTGACACCCTCTCTGCATATTTTCTGTAATCGTCAGCCATCGTGCGAGCGTAATTCGTCGGCTCGCGAGGGGCTTCCTTCTGTCGCTTGATCGACTCTTCAGCCCAGTAAGCGTCAGCATCAGATATAGCCCGCGATGCCCAAGCGCGCTCAATCTTCTGCGTCTTATCTTTCTGAATGCCTTCAAGGTAATTCCCAATCGCGCCGACCTGCGCGCCTAGCTGTTGCACACCAACACCGGCAGAAGCGTCAGCCGTGGAAACAACGCCAGACCCGCCCCGAGGAAGGCGGCGGCGGATGTCGTTAGCGGCTGAAGGTATCCTGGCCATGTTTCTATCCTTATCGCCCGCGCGCTGGGCTCGGTATTAGTAGAGTGACGCGGGCGCGTAACTCCCGCCCATGTTCCCCATGCCGCCCCGGTTTGGTATGCCGCCGCTAGAGGCATCAAGCGCCGCCGCAGTGTTAGCCTTTTGGTATGTGTCATACTTGCCCGCGAAGCTTGTCGCCCCACTCAGGAGAGCGCCGCCCGCCTTGAGGAACGATGCCTTCTTGGCTGATTTGCCCTTTGCTCTGGCAACCGCGCCCTGGAACTCCTGCTGCTGCGCGCCGAACTCTGCATCCGCCAACGCGACCCTGGCATTGTAATCAGCATCGCCGCCCAGATCCGCCATCACCTGTCCAAAGCCCTGATCGAGGAGCATTGAAGACTTGCCGCCGACAGCCAGGGCGCGGCTTTGCGCCAACTCCCCTTGGCGGATCTCTTCTATTTGATCCCTTTGGCCTTTGGCGCGGGCTTCATCGGCAATCTTCTGCCGCTGCTGTTGCTCGCTCTTACCCGCAGCTGCAGCGGCATTCCCTTGCTGGATCGAACCAACAACACTCAGTGCTGTGCTGGCGATGGTGCCGATCATTGGCAGAAGCGCTAGTGTAGCTGGACCCATGTCCAAACCTCCTGATGTTCGTTTTCGGCCAGTAAAACAAAGCCAGATTTAGCGAGAAACTTATCTGACCCAGGGATGCCTGTCTCCCTGACGGCGAGAACCGGCACGGACAGCCTGTCGAGAACGTGCCGCGCCATCTTACGGGCAACCGCTAACTCTCTGAGATAATCTTTCGTCTCGACATCATCAGCCACATCCATGAAGGCGATATGGCGACCTCCACGATATTCCACGCCACCGACACCGATGATCTCGCCATCAGCCTCAACCGCGATGGCCCGAATATTCGATCTGGGCCGGACACCATAGAACCGGCGCAGATCCTCGGGCTTGGCGTATCTGACTTCACTATGAGGCATTGAAATCTACCACGGCGGCTAACGCCGTCACCGGCCTTGGAGCATTGGCCACCAAGCAGAGCCGCTTGTCCGTCGTCCAACCCCCATCATTAGGGATGCCCCGGTAATCGTAATCTGTGTGGATGGCATCGGCATCAATTGTCTCATAGCCCTCTGAGGGCGGGAGCCCTTCAAGATGCTCGAAATCGTCACCAAACTCTATGCCCTGCGCGTGAACGTCCGCTAACACAAGACCAACGTGTGAAATCCGTGCCGTCCGCGTTAAGGGCGTATGACCTTTTGGAGCGCCATATGCCAGCTTTGTTGATTTGAACCGCGCCTGATACCCGAGGCCGAAACATACATTCGTCGCGGCAGCGCCTGAGACAGCCACCGAGCCCGAGGAGACCACAGCGTCATCGCGCTGCGTCCCGTCAGCCCAAACTACGACAGTCTCACCCTCCAGGTGGGAGCCGCCCGTCACGGTATTCGTCGCCACGCCAGAGTAGACAACGTGACTATCAGCCAGACGACTATCCGCCTCCCCCTGACAATCCTGTTCTAGCGCCCACTTCTCCACGATCCGAACGGTCGCGCCGTTTATGACCCGCCGCACAAGATAAAAGACCTCGTCCTCATACGAGCCTGGGCCGACAATGACATCCTCTACGATGCCGTCCGTCTCAAACAAGACCCAGCACCTCACATCCTCTGCAGGATCTGTGACGAGAATAGCGACCTTGCCATCCGCGCGAACGCAGTGGACCCGAGTGTCGGGCTGGTTTTGAACCGTGATCCTGGTGAATCCGCCAACGCCGCCAATATCGGGAGACAGCGCCGTCATCCGCTCCGCCAAGCGTCCTGTTGCCGTGTTCGCTGGCTGGCTTTGGTAGATGTCCTGCCCGTTGATCGAGATATAATAGACGCTCTCGTCATCAATGGCAGGCGCGGCTTGCAGCGCTCCCGTCGTTTCAAAGCGGCGCAGACGGCTGTTTGTTGGCGTGACTGGTTCATCCAGACTGTTGGTCTTCAGGATATAAATGCCGCCGAATGTCCCAAGGTGGAGGAGATCGCCCGAACTAAGCCACGCCACGCTCTCCCCAGAGATATGCGGGATCGTTTTCGATATTGTCCCGCCGTCCCCTTCAAAGTCCAGGTCAAAACTGTCAAAGGCATCCACAACAGAGCCCCATAGCTTACCGAGGCCGGCAAAGTAGAGCCGCCCTTCGTGCATGGCCGTGGCCCCTGGCCACCCACGGAAGTCGGACCACTCGCCCTCTGTCCATAGGCCTGTAGCAGCCGTCCCACCCAGCGGGGATAGGATCACCCCCGTCGCGGATGTAGCGCTGGCCACATCGCCAATGCGGACATACCCGCTTATCGAGCCGCGAGAATAGGTGATCGTCGCCGTGACAGCGTCAGTATAGTCGCCGGTCTTCACACCGACGCGATAGAAGATGATCTGATTGTCCAGTCCGTCATCCACCTGGACAGTGGCCCCGGAGGCGATTGTCTGCACATCCGCATAGAGCGAGGCCTCATCCACCCCCACGGCGCGCTGTAGCGTGACTGTCGATGCCGTGCTTGATGCGACGACCGTGAACTTCCGGTCATCTGCAACGCCAGTGACACGAATGCCGGGTGAGGTGAACTGGTTTTCAGCGCCGACAGTGACCGATGATTCCTGCCCGCTCGACGTCAGCCGCCATATGCCGCCCGCCTGCGTCGAGGTGAAAAGATCCTCCGATGCTGTCAACGTCACGTCGCCATTAAGCACATCCGGCGTAATCGTGATGCCTGACGTGTTTTCGTCACGCAGCGGCCCGTCAATCGTCTCATAGTAGGCCAGAGACCACATGCGGGGCGTCCTGCGCTCAATCCGCCTGGGCTGATAGCCGACGCACGATACAAACAAAACGTCCTGGCTTTGCGTCAGGCGGATGTTTTCAAGGTCAGCGTCGAGATATGGCGACGTTAGCGCCACAACCCCCGACGCCTCGACCTCGCATGATGTGACGGTGACAGTGTAATTCAGTCGGCTGGAAAAGCGGACATAGACCGTTGAAGCCCCCGAGGGAGGCGTGAACGCAAGACTGTGTTCACCGCGCTTCAGGCTGGTTGATAGCAGGTCGCTGGCGCCCGATGTCGTGCCGACCTCGATGACGACAGGGCCAGCGGTGACGGAGACGCGCAAGCCATGCTCGACGCCGCCATCAGCGGCAGAAACGCTGACTGATTGTGTGCGGATAGCGCGGGTGCTGCCTGTCCCCAACAACGTCAGAGACCCGGCTATAACCGCAAAGGATGAACTCGCCCCCGTCTCATCCTCATCTGTCCAGCCTGTAGCAGACGCCATGTCGCCGTTTGTGATTGCCGTATCCACCGAGGCCCGGACAAGCGGCGTGTTGCCCACCCAGATACCCAGGGCCGCACTTGTAAACTCCAGGGCGTGAGTGTCATCAACATCGTTAATGAATGAATAGAATAGCGCCCGCGCATCTGAGGCCGTGTTGCCCAGGCGAGCGGTTCCCGGCCTAAGCATCATAGACCCGAGGGTGCGGGGCATCCAGTTTGTCTGCTCTTCTGCCGAGAACTGCATGCGCGACAGATCAATGCGGCCAAGGGCAAGCCTGGACACAAGGCCTCGATTAAACGCCAGGAGCGATGGGGCGACCCTCAAGGCTATAACACCCGACCGGCGCGGTAATCCTGTCTCACGACACCAGTCCGGCGCGTCCCTACCCAAGAGCCCCCAGGCGGGAATTTAGTCGGATCGCGGCTCGCATCCCGAGACTTAGCCACCTTCAATGCCGTAATCTCACGATTGTAGAGGTTAGCGATTTGGCTGTTCGGCAGATCCAGAGCATGCGCCAAGCCGCAAGCCATCTTCAATCCCGCGTATTCGTGCAGTGACTGCGGCCACTTGACCAAGTCGCCCCCATATGCCGCGTCATTACTGACATATTGGATGTAAATCTCGTCATGCTCTGAATAGAAGTAATCCCCTTCATCAAGGTACTCCCTCAGAGGCGTGTTGAAATATTCGTCAGCAGACATGGCCACCGTCCGCACCCAGTCACTCGGGCGATCAAACGCCCGCGCATAGCCGAAAGCAGGCTCTACAGACGGGGTGTATTCGATCTTAAGCGCACGGATGGCCATGTTCCACTGACCGGCCTCCAGTACCGCATCCACAAAGCCCTCGTCCCAGATGTCATCCAGGATCAGGCGAACCTTGCCGCTGTCCGTCAAGCTGACAACGCGCCGCTCTTTACAGTGACGTGCGGCGGCTCGGTAGAGTGTGATGCGGCTGGACATTACGCGGCCTCTCGTTTCTCAGGCAAAACATTCAGGTCACGCTGCTCACACCAGACCACACAATCGGCTTTCTTCTCTTCCGAATGAATGACCTGATTGTCGGCTGACCGGATGACGCGATATTTCTTTTCGCCTACGTTCCACTGGATCGTGACGTCCCCGATGTCGGAGAGGCCTTTCCATGCCACGTCGAGGCTCAGAGGGAATCCGGGGAGAGGGAGCAATTGAACGCCCATATCAGAGACGTTGAGGACGATGGCATCGCACATCCAAAGGCGGTCGAGAGACGTGAAGCGGATCTGGTTGCCAGCCTTCAGCTTGCTTTGGACATGGGTGAGATACATGGGATGCATCACCTGTTCCCAGGTCACGCCGACCGGAACATCAATGTGAATGCTGAGAACTTTGCTCTCAAAGAGCGCCCATGCATAAGGCGGGAGAGGTCGGGCCGCTTCCACCTTGTCGTTTGTCTGCTTAGTCATAATCTGGTCCCTTTTTATGGTGATGCCCTGTTGGCCTTACCAGTATAGCTAGAGATTAGGCGTCAGGCGAGACCGAGGGACATCCGCCCCGCCTGACCGGCCTAGTCTTTAGACCGTCACCGTGCCTGCGGCGACCGTAGCGGCCCCGCCTGCTGTGACCGCGCTCACGAACATATAGGTCATGACCCCAGCAGTATCGAAGACGTGAACCACGTCCCCGACATTCATGCCGAGAGCATCACCGTTCGTGAAATATCCAGCCGCATCAACATCACTGTCCACATCAGCGGACGAATAATGCCAGATGGCTGGGCCCCCAGCCAGTCCTTGGACCAGCTGGGTAGGCGGGTTAGTCGTAGCGTATGCCATGATAATGGCTCCTTGTTAGTTCAGGCAGGCCGCTGTTAAGCGGACATGGCTGCGTCGTTGTGAAGGACTTTGACGATGCCGGTGTTCTGGATCAGTTTAGAACCCATGAACGTGGAAACCCGCGCCCAGTTGTACTGATCTTCACCGTTATAGCCGCTGTCCACATCCATGCCTGCGGTATCGACCGCGCAGCCCATAGAGTTCTTGTGCCACAGATAACACGTCGAAGACGACGTACCCGCGCCAGCAAGATTAGGATGCTCGATGAACGTGATGCCGAACCACTTGAACACCTTGGGAGACCCGGCGAACGGCTTCGCGTCCACATAGTCACCGCTGGAGAACTCAGGTGCTTGGATGATGTAGGCCATGAACGCTGGCGTCACGACCATGCTCATCATTCCGTCGTTCGTCGGAACAGCGTTATTGCCCAAGATCGTCCGGGCGCGCATGACCAGATTGACGCTGGCCGTGGTCGCAGTGGTCGTGGTTTGGGTCGCCGCCGACATCGCGTCGAGGACGATCTGATCCACCTTCCGGTTGACGACCTGCATCGTCGTGGCCTGCATGATCTTGCGACCATCGCCTTGGCTGCCGAACAGATCAAAACCCGAGCGAGTGGCCTTGTCGTGCCATTCTTCGAGCGTTGCCGTAGGCTGCGCGAGGTTATCGTTGCGAGAGGGGATGCGGCCATTTACGCCACGGGTCTGGGCTTCTGCGTTTCCGCTGTCTGCCACCAGAAAGACTGCTTGATTGCCCTTGATCTGGGCTTCGTTGACACAGGCGTCCATAAGGAGGCTCTGGCCTTGCTCGAAACCGGCGATGAACTCATCCCGGTATTGGATTTGTGCTGCTGTCACCATTTTGGTGCGCTCCCACTGAGGTTAAAGAAATCAGTGGCCGAGTGCCTTCGGGATAACTGGGGACAGGGAGACTAGGGGTGACCGCAGCAAAGCAGCGCCTGTCGTCCATACCACCCAGCGCCATAGCGTTTGGCCGGGTAGGCAGGCTAGACACGCGCCGCTATGCGGGGTGACGTTCTAGCCTTGTTAACGCGCCTCCAATTTGGACTTAGCGTCGATCAGGGAGCGATAACGCTCCTGCTTGGCGCTGTCTTTGAAGTACGCATCCCGATCTGTTTGCATGAATTTTCTCAGTTCCGCAAGTTCTTCGTCAACAGATTGCGCTGGATTGCTGTCCGCGTTCGGGATCAAGCGGGCGATAGGATTGGCCTTGAGGGCTGCGTCAGCTAACAGATCGAGGACGGCAACGTTGTTGCCCAGCATAGACCCGTCGCCAAGCCGAGCATTCATCAGGTTCATATAAGTCGCTTCATCCGCGCTTCCCAGCAGCGCCTTGATGCTGTTGTTCACCGCCAGATAATCGGCACCATACTTTTCACGGAGCGCGACCGTTGTCTCTTCAGCCGCCGTGCGATCAGCCTCGGCCTGCTGGGCAGCCGCATTGTCTTGCTCGGCATAATACCAGTCCAGAGCCCCGTTGACCTGCGCTGGCGTCATATCAGTACCGTGAGCGGCCTCCAGGAATGCCTGGACGCGCGGCTGGTCGTCTTCGCCAATGGATAGCCCGCCAGACAGAGCGACCTCGTATCCCGTGGGCTCGGCAGGTACGCCCATCGCCTCACGATAAGCAGCGCGCTCTTCATCTGTCGCCCCTTCCTTCGGGACCGGGCGCACTTCCCCGCTGTTGATCTTCCTGTCTGCCTCTTGCCATGCCTTGGCCAGTGCTGCCGGGTCTTTGTATCGACCGAGCCTGGACAGCAGTTTCTGATCGCCGCCAGCCATCTCTTCACGCCAATTTCTGTCTTGCGCGGCAGGCGGATCTGAAGGTGGGGGTGGAGCGGGTGGAGCGGCCCCGTCTAAAGCTGACGGCGGGCTCGCGGGGTCTGCGCCACTGCCTGCAGCCCCAGGCGGAGTATCACTTGCCCCAGGAGAACCAGCTTCGGGCTTGATCTCTCCATCGTTTGGTAAAGTGTCGTTCATGTAATTGTCCCTCTTCGTCGTGAAGTTGTGAGTGTACGCTCAGTCGTTTGATGATCTGCGATCCGACAAAGCGCTTACCTTCCGCAAATGCCGTCTCATATTGGTTTTCCGGCCTGAACGAAATGTCGTCATAGCGGCAGAAAGCCTTGATGATCATATCCATCACCAGCCGCTGCTGCCCCGCGTTAGCCTCCCCGTCATATACAGCCTGGAACGCAATGTGTTCGGTTTTCGATAGTGAAACCGGCATCCACGGCTTAGATGGATCAGGCTGCATCTGGCTGCCCTTCCACGCCCATCATAGCCTCCGGCCCCATAGCCGCAGCGCCATCACCCATAGCCGACATACCCGCCCCTGCAGCCTGGGCTGTCTCCGCCATCTCTCGCATCATGGCCATCTGCTGCGCCGCTTTCGCCTGTTGCTCTAAGACCGCCCGCTGTTCCATCGCGTCGTCTTCACTCCGCAGCCAGTCAGCCGGGACAGAAAGGCCGCGAACGGCAGCACGGAACATGATATTCGTATCAAGCTCGGCCACTGCCATCGGGTCCAGTTGCATCTGGCGACTCAGCAGGCCGGTGACGGCATCATACTGGACCGCGACCTCCTGAGACGCCGCCGCCGTGAACGGGTTTTCAAACGAGAAATCAATGTCAGTATCCGTCATCTCTTCAGGCAGGGTTTCTGGCGCTGGCATAGCCTCCGCCGCAGTCAGCACATTGAACGTTTCGTCGCAAAGTTTGGCGTTGTAATCCGCCTGGATTGGCTCGAACAGAGGCGTTGCGGACCTCACATATTCCTGGATGCGCTGGCCAACCTCATAAGCCGTCATGTCACCATGCCCCGCGTCCGGCAGCGTCAGCTTGTTCAGCATAAACGCAGCGGCCACTTGAGCGCGGACGTCTTCCATGATCTGCCAGCCAAACGGGAACCCCCGCGCGGATTGGACCAGCGGGCGGATAGCCGCGCCCAGGCTTTCATCATATTCAGCATCGAGCCACGTCAGCCCGCCGCTAGTAAGGTCAATGTCGCCGCGAACGACGTCCTGTTGCGCGGCCATTGGAGGATCAGCGGCTTTCTCACCAGCTTCCATTAGCGAGCGCATGATTGCCTGGAGGCTGCGGACGTCTGGCAGGGATGCCACCGTAGGCGGGCTATATCCATACTGACTGTCGGATACCGTTTGCCATCGGGGGACGACATATCCGAAATAGTCGCGCATCTCCGCCGCCATAAGATGTTCATTCTCGGCGTCGATATAGAGGCTAGCAAACTTGCCTTCGTGCTTGTAGCCCCAGACCTGCTCTGCCGGGACGACCACCCAAAGGCATTTAATCTTTTGATGCATCTCGCGGTCGCTTAGGCTCTGCACATTAGGCGCCAAAGACAGCCGCCGCTCGCCCTTCAACTGCGCGCACGTCCGCTCAATCTTGATATATATCTCGTCAACCTCGCCATCGCCCCCTTCGGCCCAGGCGCAGTCCCGCAGATGGTGATTCCGATACAGCAGGGTTGACCGTTTTCTGTTGATCTCGATGCCGATGACCGCATTGCCGAACGCAACATAGTCATTGTCCGCCTGCTTGGTCGCCCGTGAGAACCGGCTGAGAGGGTCATACATCGCGTTTTGCATAATCGTCCGAATGCGTTCCAGCTGCAGGACAATCTTTTGATCCAGATCCTCACTGTCGATCCCGCGCATTTTGGGGCGGAACCAGACACGCCCAGGAGGCCGCAGCATGCCGCTGACAGCGTTGGCCAACTCTGACCGCGCCTGAATGCCCGCGCCGCTGGTTAAATGCCCGGAGAAGTCGGACGGATCGAGCGTCCCGGTTCCTTTGAAATGGGCGCGTTCGACATAGCAATGTTCTGCCACGTCCTGCCAATACGAGACCAGCGATGACCGCCCCCCAAACAATTTGTTTGAGCGGCCCACTATCTGCGTAAGCTGCTGCTTTGAGACGGTCATTTCATCCATGTCAGGCTCCTAGCGACGTTTTGCTATATCCGCCACCGCCGCCCAGCGCCGTTGCCGATGTTGACCCCAGGCTTCCACCACGGTCACTCGACCGGGTTGATTGCGCGCCGGAGCGCTGGCTGGCAGCCGCCCTGGTTCGCCGTCGCGCCTTCGCAGCTGCGTCGTCATCCGGATCCGGCATCTCTGGCGGATCGGGGATTGGGGGCGTTTTTGGAGCGCCGAATAGTCCACCCATCGTTAATTCCTCTTCTGGTGAGCCCTATGTCTTATCACTTTTGGCGTAGCGTTGCCCCTATTTTGACGCCAGCCCTTCTCATTGGTAGCCCATCTAGCGCCAGCAGACCATGACATGATAACTGCATCACCGTCGTCCGTTGACCGCTTGATCCGTTTTTTAATGTCTACTTTGCTTTCGACCTGTATTCCCCTTGACGTCACAGTGTAGCGCGGGGCGGTCAAATCGGCCCTCAACATGGGATCATCTGGCAGGGCTATGTTACTGCCCCCAGGCTGATCCGGGTCTAAAGCCTCTCGGAACCTCCATATGGCGGAGGATCTGCGGTTGGCAAATTTCAGCTTGCCGTCTTTCGTCCGGCCCGTGTCGGCATTCGCACCATTGAAGCTCACGCTGTCGATGTTGTTCTGTTCCAGGTGGACAATGGTCCCGCCGCCGTATCCCCCGCCGACGTCGATGACGACCGTGGCGTTGTCGCGGCGGTTAGCGATGATCATGCCCGCCACCTCTTTGCCTGTTGGTGTCTCGGACCCTGGGCGCTTAATCAGCGGGGCGAACCAGCCGTCATGCCGCGCCGCGATGACCGTGTTGTCTTGCCCGCCCTGGGCCACATCGACCCCAAGGGCGCACATCGGAGCGTAGTCAGGCGGCTGACGGGTCCACCGCTTCTGCGCCTCAGTGATCCATTCTGTTGGGATGACCTGCCATTCATCATCCACCCTGGCCGCCATAAAATTGCCATCCCGCATTGCTGATCGCAGCGGTTCTGGCATCGCGTCGAGCGTGGCAGCGTATCCCGTTCGAACATAATATGGATTGTCAGACAGTGTTGATCGAATGAACGTCCTGGACTTCGGCTGCAGGATCTTGCCGTCTCGTTCGACGGGCGACGGCCCCGGCATTTCTACGTCGTCGCCATTCTCGTCTGATATAAACCATCGCAGTTCGCCGCTCTCGGCAGGGTCAGGGTGCGTGATGTCTAGCCAGGGCCGGAACCATTTGATCAGCCAGTCACCCGTGCTGTCTAGCGGCGGGTTTGAGGCGAGGACCGTCCTGTATCTCTGGTTCGGGTCTTCTGTCCGCACCCAGCCCATTAGGTTTTGAACCTGGATCTCGGCCCAGTGCGCGGCCTCATCGAACCCCAGCAGGTCGCGTGGGCGTCCCTGATAATCCTCCTCATCACCGATGTACTGGGCCGCGCCGAACTCGATGACCCGGCGATCCTCTGTGATGGCGCGGGGCTGGCCACCCTCTCTAACGCGGTCGGAACCGACGAGCGCCTTAATGCGGTCGATCATTCCCTGCAGCGCTTTGTGTCGTCGCCGCATCAGGAGAGATTGCTTGTGAGCCGTGGTGGCGAGTCCGCAAAGAAGATCCGATTTACCGCCGCCTGCGCTGCCCCCGAACAGCAGAAGATCCGCCCTGCTGTAAAAAGCTTCGCGTTGCGGCCCCGGCGTCGGAACCCATATCGGAGATGTGAGAGATGTGACCGCCTCTGCGATCTCGGCCTGTTGCGCGGCAGGCAGCGCCGTATAATCGGCTAAGAGTTGATCAAGAAGATTGGTCTCGCTCATTCGCGATCACCCGTTTTGCATAGCTGGCGAACCGGGCCATGATGCCGAACCGGATATTCCCCTGCAGCGTTGTTGTCTGGTACAGGTCACGCCTCGGGACATCCCGCTCAGGGTTTTCCTCTAACCAGCGATGCGCTTGCTGGACCACGCCTGGGCTCGACGGCATGTTTATTTGGCCTTAGCGGCCTTGGCGGCCTTGGCAGGCTTGGCAGGCTGGGCAGGCTGGGCAGGCTTATTAGCGGCTTCACGCAGCTTATGTTCTGCAGCGGACCTAGCCTTCAGCTTCTCGGCCCGCCTCTCTTGTTCGGCAATAACGGCGGCAGCGACGGATACAGGGAGAGTAACGTCGCTGCCGCCAGCCCAAAGAAGACCGATCATCTTATCCATAGATCGTTCGGCATCAGCAACAGAGGCTGACCAAGCCAACGCCGCTTCATTGATGTCAAACTGGTATTTAGCCACGGAGATAGCTTGACCCATATGGATATTCCTCTCGGCCTTCCTGGTTCTTTAAGCGGCGTTCTGGATCACGTCAGAGATGACCATGCGGCCCCCTGGCAATCGAACGCCTAGATACACGGCTTCTGTGCCGGTATCTGTCCATGTCAGATCGATGTCGCCATCGGCTTCTGAATTGATGGTGAAGATTTTCTTGGCAACGACAGTGTCGAAAATTGCGCCGTCCGTCGAGATGGCGATGCCGGTTGACCCGCCAGTGGCGAGGGCGAGACCGCCTGCGTCGGCAAAGACGAAGACCGTCACAATATCAGACGCGGCTCGGGCAACGCCGTTGGCGTCTTCAAGCTGGATCGTGATGATGCGGACGTTAGCGGACTCGTCACCGATAGAAATGGTAGCGTTCGCGCAGGGAGGCGTCAGGTCGATCCCCTCGCTGGCGCTGGTCTGGGTTTCGAGATTGCCGAGGCTGCCTAGGCCCAGACGGTTGCCGTGGAGGGAAACTACTGCGCTCATCACTAATCCTCGCTATTCGTTGGTTTCTGGTCACGCTGCTGCAGAAATAATTCCGCGATCCGCTTAACGACGTCCAGTGGATCAGACGATACTAGCGGTTTTCCATCCTTCCCCGCAAGTTCGATCTTTGTGACATCGAGGCCCATAAGCTTGGCCAACTGGTCTAGCCCCGCCTGCGCCGCCCGAACGGACTGCACTCCATCCATCGAATCGACCTTCCGGTATTGCTTCAGTGCCTCGCCGACTAACCACTCGTAATCGAGTTCTGTCTTTACTGCGACTGTCGCCTTGATCTCGGAGATGCGGCGAATGACCAGCGGGTCTTTTTCAAACGTCTGCGGGCTCGTTTTAGGAGCGTCCAGTCCGTTATCGTCCCAGGCCTTGTCGAACGATGCGCCTTGTGTCCAGCCAGTCGCTCGATGGAATGCATAGCGCTCGCGGATGCCGTCGAGGGCGGTCGCCACCGAGTTCTCTACGATCACCTTAACTGTCGGCTGCGGCATAGGTTGGCCCCTCTATAGTTTCGCCTGTGTCCTTACCATCAACTGACCCCAGGGAGAAAGAGGGCGAGCGGGTCGGCTTAACTGGCTGCGCCAGCAGGTACACTTGCAGCCGGGCGTCGGCTGTTGAAAGGCCCGCTCTAGTTTCGTGGCCCCGGCGTTACCGGAGCAATTTCTTTGTCGTCCTTTGTGTTGATGGGAACGAACACGCTGTCCCGCGCCGCCATAGCATCACGATGAATCTCCAGATCAATCTCTGCCCTAAGAATGCGGTGGCGGATGTGGAGCGAAGGGACGTTAATACCGACTAGATAATCTCCATTATCACGGCACTCCTGGGCGACCAACTGAGATGCCCGCGTGCCATGCTTAAGGATTTCCTTGATGATGTGGTCAGCACAGTCGTCAAGCGCCACGCCAGTCATTCGGTTCTGCACGATCCTGTTAATTTCGCTCAACTCGCCTTCAGCGTGGCTTACCCGACGGGCCAGGGCCATGTTATCCTTGATAAGGTCGTGCCGATGATTGAGCTTATTCTCAAGCGCCAGCCTCAGTGATCTGATGTCAGTCATCCGCCGTCTCCCCGTCATAGATCAGCCTCTCGGCCTCGGCATCGGCCCAGGTCGCTAGGTCATACTCGCGCAGCATCTGTTTCTTAATTTCGGACAGACGTCGCGTCCTGCTTGCCGGGATATCAGGGTCGAAACTCCGCACCGCGCGATGGTCAAAGTCGATTTCCGTGACCTTCCCCATGCCGCTGTTATATGCATGAGCGACCAGTATGAATTTCCCGTGATGCATCGCCTTGATATAGGCCTGATAGCAGAGCGACTGTTCGCTCAGGACTGCCGAGAATGAAAGCAGGGTCATCTCTAGCGGGATGGCCTCGTCGGCTGTGTCTGCCGGAACGTCCTGGGCGTCAAACACTGGACACTCCCGTTCCGTCGCAGGCCTCGCAGGTGCGATAGCCGGTTATTCCGAGGATCTCCTTCTTACCGTTGCATGCGGGACAGAGCGCTGGCTTTACAGCTGGCGCGGGACGCGACCCTGCTTCCATGAAGGGGTTGTTGGCGCTTGGCCGGGATGCCCACCCCATGACGTGCCTCTGCCGCTCCTCAAGCGCTGCATTGGCGGCCACGGCGGCTTGTTCTGCGGCGTAACCATAGGCCTTCCCATATTCGGGCTGGCCTAGTTTCGCCCCATAAGCGGCAATGAACAGCTGGTCCCAGATCCGGGATTCATAGTCTGGTTTAGGCATTTGAGTTCTCCGTTTTTCGTCGGCTGGTCAGGCCGGTGGTTTAGTCTACTCGTCTATGCGGGGACGGCATCAGTGCAGGCTCTTTTGCTGGACGTGGTCAACGATCTGTCGGTGGACCTCCCCGATTGTCCGCGTCGTGATTGGAGCCTTGGCAAAATGCTGCAGGATTTCGTGAGGGCATTCGGTTGCCGGGTCGAGAGGCGGTGGTCCCCATTCCGATTTCCACCGGTTGCCCATGCGCCACGAACCGACGCGGGATTTCCATTCCCTGGCTTCGGCATCAGCAGATTGCTCGGCAGTTGGCGGAGCTGGCTTTGGTGCAGATTGTTCAAGCACGAAATTCTCCCTCAACGAGTTCAGCAGGGTTGTCGCCATCTTCACGCCCCGTCGTTCGTTGCCGGAAATATGGCTGACCGAGGATTTGTAGTCAAGCATCGCTTTCATCAGGTCATCGTGGGTCATGCCTGCCTTGATGGCGAGCTGATATCGCTTGAATGCCCCGGCCTTGTCAGTGTCCTTTGGGTAGCGTTCGGGTTTAGCGAGCCACCACTTTTCAAAACCTTCCCACACACCTTCATCGATCTCAGATGAAGCCTTTTGTTTGTTTTTATCTTTATCTCTATCTCTATGTCGGGAATGATTATCGAATGATTCGGGGGGTGGGTCATGATTTATAAGGGTTTTTTCGGCACCTAGTTCGCGGCTGGTTTGCAGCTTGTTCGCGGCTAGTTCGCGGCTAGTTCGCGGCTTGTTAGCGGTAGCGCTTAAATAGGCGTCGATGACGGTCTCGTCTTTGCCGTCCCATCCAGCAACCAGGAATTGAGTGGCGAGTGCTTTGCAGCGCTCAATCAGCACATCTTCAGTGCGTTTTGGCTCCCTCGGAATGAGTGGTTTTGCCCCCCTTCCAGCGGCCTGAATAATCATTGCGAAGCGTGTCGCCAGGAGACGTTTATTCCGCCAATGGTCATCAGCACCGAGTACCCAGAACTGATCCAGCATCGGCAAGACGTGCGTCGTCCACTGGTGTCGATTCGGTCCTGTTGTCCCCAGTTCGGCGCGCATGGCCTTTTCATTGTTCAGGACGCCACACGTTCGATCCATCGCGGCGATGTCTATCAGGCAGCGATAGAAGTGCCGTGACAGGGGCTCGATGGAGCGCGTGGCGTCTCTGAACTCGGCGGGGAACCACTTGAACCAGAGAGGAGCGGATCTCATTGAACGTCCTCCACTTGCTCAGGCTTCCATCCGCGCTTTATGTCCCGCGTGTGGCGGCGAACGGTATTTGCATGCAGTCCCAGATCCCCCGCGCATTCCGCAATCGTTCTGAAAGGGTCCGTGTGAAAATAGTTCCAGATGCGGCGCCGGTTAATCTCCCCCATCTCGCGGGGATTCGGATATGAATCATGCATAGGTCGGTCTCCGTTGTTGATTATGGACCATGTTGTAACACGGGCCTGTGCTAAATAACAGGACACCCTGTCCTAAATTTTAGGACGCGGCATAGCCCCAGCATTGATAAGTAAATGTCGTTCGTGTATTTATATTGTCAGGCATACCGTGATCCTCCGTCGCGTTGTGTCTCAGGCGGGTCGAGCGAGCCACGCTCCCCGCCATTCTTTACCTCTCGGGCTAGATCCGCCCCGACCTCCGCATGAAGGCCGAGGCGGTCAACGCTATGAGGCAGGGGCCATGCCGACAGCGCTCATATACAGGTCGAGGATAGCCGCATGCTCTGCGCGGTCATCAGAGTCCATCTTACGCAGCCGAAGCACGTCGCGCATGACCTTGACGTCGAAGCCATTGGCTTTGGCTTCCGCGAACACATTTTTGATATTGGCAGCGATGACGCCTTTTTCATCCTCCAGCCACTCGATGCGCTCGAAGTAGGCCTTTAGCTGCTCTGCTGTAATTCCACCGGCGTCACTCATTGCATCGTCTCCGTGTATGAGGGTAAGGGGATGTCATTGATGAAAAACTCTATGCCATCCTTGATCTGGCTAGCCAAAAGAGACGCCCGCTCCCCTCTGGGTAGCCCATCGCCGCCCTCCGCTGCCAGACAGGCGTCTGCGTGTATCCGAACCATCTCAATAATGCTCATGACCAGCACCGATGTTATTACCGCATTGTCATGCACATCAGGATCTTCGGTGTGCGGGACAAGCGCATGGAGCATATCCGCCGCCGCCCTCTCACTTATCGAGAAAAGCCTTTCCGCCCATAGTAACTGTTCTTCGTTAGTCATTGTTTATGTCCCTCAGTTTTTCGAGATCGGCGGGCCGCACCGAAACGGTCGTCATTGCCTCGACGCCATAGCGCTTGATGCATCGGATATCGACGATCTGGCTATCATCAGCGTAGAGGATTCCATTGCAGGCGTCAGTGACCGCCTTTGCGATATTGTCCGCGTCGGGCTTCATGCAGTGACCGATTGTGCCGTCCAGCGCCGCCGCCTTGCGTTTCTTTGGCCAGCTGGGCGTTGGTTCAAACGTCGCCACGACCAGCACCTCGACCGGCCCCTCGATCATTGGCCGTCGCTGCCTGACGCCACGGGCGACCATCGCGATCACGGCTTCCAGCGTCACTGTTTTCTTAGGCGTCCGGGCCGTTCGCGTGAGCGAGCTAAATATCGGGCGCTGCTTTGCCCCAGGCTTGCCGACAATGGTGAAGTTAAACATCGTCACTCCTAAATTTGCATGCGGCCTCGCCGTCCCTGGGCTGCCTTTGGCCTGGGGGCCAGTTCGCATAGCAGCAGTAGGGCAGGCCGTTGTTTGGCCGGTCATCACCGAGCGCGAAGGGGAATCTGCCGAGGTGCGGACACCCCCGGCATATCTCGGCGGGGGCTTTATCCTTCACCGGCCCCACCGCGCGAACATGATCGCCCACCCGCACCAAACATCCGAGGCCGCGTAGCAGAGATTTGAACAGATGCGGGATAGGCTTTTCATTATACGCCCCCCTCAAACATTCGGGTTTCTAGCCTCTCTAGCGCCAGCCGGATTATCCCGGCATATCGCTTCGGGGTGCCGCTCACCATCCAGCGCTTGAGCGTGTTCACAGGAACGCCGAGCGCATCGGCCATCCCCAGGTTCGTCATGCCTAACGTGCGCCGCCAGGAGCGAAATTCGTCTGCAGTCATTGGACTTCCTCCAATTCTGGGATCAGGCCATCAGGCGTGACCGTCACCGTCTGGACATCCGCAATAGCCGACAGGCGGACGATCTGCGTGAGGCCGGACCAGTCGCCGTTGCGGCGGACACGGTGGACAATCGCGCTGTCCTCCTCGTCGTCCTGGCGCAAGATGATAACGCGGCTGACCTGGGTGCCGAACGCGCCGACGTGGAAGGCCTTCCGGCCCACGCGGACTGTGCTGCCCGGTTCGATGGCGGTTGATGTCATGTTCATTGTCAGTCTCCCTGTGTGTGGTAGGTGCCGGGGCCGAAGCCCCGGCTGTTGGTGTGTGTCGCCGGTTAGCGTCAGGGCGTCCAACCATTTTCGTTGGCTATCTGACCGATATAGTGGCCGTCTTCGTCGTAGTCGGAGACGGGCGTGAAGGTCAGGGAATCGAGGCCAGCGAGGTCGGCCTCATCCTGGCGGGCGTAGTGAGCGTCTTCGGCTTCCCGCTCTGCGAGGCGCGTGGCGTCCTGATAGCTGTAGCCGATCCGCATTAGGTCGTCGCGGATTTCGCGGGCATCTGCGATCATGCGGTCGGTTAGCTTCATGGTCTTCGTCATCTGTCGTCTCCCTGTGTGGCGATCATCGCCGTTTCGATACCCTAGATATAATCATTACTGAGCATAGCACAAGGGGGTCCATGAAATTATTTTCACCTATCTCGAAATTCTGAGCCAGCGCCATCGAACACGACCTTGACTGACTGGCCGACGCCGAACCGATGCTTGGCGACGATGATATCCGCGACGTTCCTGCATTCATCCATCTCGGCCTGCCATGCCTCATGCGCGTCTCCGCCCGTCCCCGCAGGTTCAGCCCGCTCCAAATAATATTCGTGACGATAGAGGAACACGATGCCGTCCGCGTCCTGCTCGATGCTGCCCGAGCCCCGCAGATCCGAAAGCTGGGGCCGCTTGTCATCGCGGCTTTCAACGCCCCGGTTCAGCTGGCTCAACAGGAGGATAGGCACCTCGCAGGCTCGCGCCAGCGCTTTGAGCCCCCGCGTGATCTCCGTCAATTCGGCCACGCTGTTCCCGCCAGACCGGCGCGCATACTCGCTGTCGATCAGCTGCAGATAGTCGATGATGATCAGATCAACAGGGCGGCGGCGCATGCGAGACCGCACCTTTGACACCAGCGTCTCCAAGACCCGGCAATCGTCGCCATCGTCAATCTCGAACGGCATGCCCCCCCAGCCCTCGACTATCCCTGCAATGCGGACCTTCTCATCCAGGCTGACCGCACCGTCCTGGATACGGGCAGCGGAGACGCCAGCAGCGCCCGCGATCAGCCGCGTAGCGATGTCATCCGCCGACATCTCCCGTGAGATAAACAGCACCCGCTTGCCCTGCCGAGCCGCGTTCATGGCGACGGTCGTCGCGAACACCGTTTTACCCATGCCTGGACGGCCTGCCGCCACCCAAAGACGGCCTGATATCAGTCGCCCCGTCACTGCATCCAGCGTCTCTATGCCCGTGGCGATGCCGGGAAGCTGCTCGTCCCGTTCGAGCCTGTCTAAAATGCCCGATGCCGCCCCGGCCAGATCGTCGCCAGACTGCCCCGGCCTCCCGGTTTCCAGCGCGTGATCCACCTCTGACGTCGTGACG